CGGCCTTTTCGAAATCAAGTAGCACCGAGGCGATCGATTTGCGGCGCTCGAGCACGCCGCGGTGAGCCCAGGCGTGCGACCACAACAACCAATCGTGGGTTTTCTTATCGCGGCCGAGCACCGCCAGCCCGAAAAGATCGTCGAGACCGCCGCCGTCGATACCGACGATCACGACCTCGCTGCGGTTGAGGATTTCCTCGCGCGTCAGCGTCGGGTCGGCCTGCCGCGCCCAATAGTCGGCGCCGGTCCACCGATCGGTCTTCAAGGCGATGCCGACCTCGGCATTCAAGTGCTTCGCCGCGACCAAGGCGAGCGAGCTAGCGCCGGCCTCTTGGGCTTTTCTCACCTCGTCGACCAAAAACTCGCGATCAACCGACCGGCCAAGGTTCGGGTTGGTGATGTAGAAGTTCGCCGGGTCGAGATAACTGTCGTTTTTGAGCATCGTTTCTGGAAACTCGTACAGAAGACCAAGCGACTTACGATCGATAACGATGCCGTCGCGCACATTCCTGAAATGATGCAGGCGATCACGGAAAACGCCGGCCGGCGGCTGGTCGCTTTGCGTGCTTAAATAGATCACAAATCCTTCGGGGCGCGACGCCAGGCCGCCCGTCGCCTCGCGCAGCATCGCTTCGGCGTTGACGCGCTTGCCGAACAACCACAACTCCTCGACCAAGATGCCGATCGCGCGGATGCCGCTCACCGTGTCGGCGTCGGCGGCGACAACTTTCAGCGTCGCGTTCGTGCCGCGATGAGTGATCGTTTTGATGTGCTCTTGAACAAGGAGGATTTCCTCAAGCTCCGGGTCGGCCTTCACCATGTCGCGCGCCGGCTTAAACGAGTTGCCCGCGACCTCGATCGTCGGCGCCAGGATGATAAACTCGCCGGATTCGCGGAAATTTCGCAGCAGCGCGGTCAGCATGATGGCCGGCGCCAGCGTCGATTTGCTGTTCTTCTTGCTGACCAGCAACATGAAGTTCTGGATGAGCCGTCGGCCGAGGTTCGGGTCGAGCGCGCCGAACAACGCCGTCGGCAAATCGAAGGCCCACGGTAGGCAAGCCTCGCCAATCGTCGGACTGCCGGGCGCGTCGACGATCCGCAGGCCGCGGAAGATTTCGAGACAGAGGTCCAGCTCGGGGCCGGGAAATAGCGGCGGGCACGGCAGGAGCGACCTGCCAGCGACGATCCGCTGCTCCCAATCTGGGCACGCTGTCGTCCATTCGATCACTTCTTCCCTCCCTCGATCACGTGCAGCAAGCCGGGCGGCGTCGCCGGCGGCGCATATTTCCCGGCACGCGTTGCGGCCTGCGCGCGCGCCTTGGCAGCGACTTTCTTGCCGCCACCGCTTTCCGCGATCGTCTTGATCGCCGCGGTGATGTTTCGCAGGATCCCCGAGCGGGTCGACAACGCGGTCGGCGCGGTGGCCAGCTCGTCGAGTTGTCGATCGATGACAGCCCGGCTTTTCGCGACCAGCACCTCAGGATCGGCGTCGGGCGCCGCTGAAGGGTGTTCCACTTTCGATTGGAACACCTCGGCCGGATCGCTTTTTAACGAGGTTTCGCGCGCCTTTCGCTGTTCCACTTTCCGATGGAGCGTCGTCACCGGAATATCGAGTTCACGGGCGATCGCGCGCAACGATGTTCCCTCGACCAAAGCGGTGTCGACAAATGGCCAGTTGATGTCGCGGCGCCGCATCTAAGCGCTCCCACACGCAGCGGCAGCGCGCGCACCTGCAACCCAGCGACGACCACCTGCGCCGGAGTGGAACAGAACCAGCGCGTTTAGTTCTTTCGATGAGCCCATCTGAGTCATTATCGCGGCGCGGCGATGACCGCGATCCCCCCGGTATGCCTTGACGGCCAGCCGGGGCCATCTTGCCGCGATCGCTACCGCGCGCCCGGCGCACTGTGCCAGCTCGGCCAGCTCGATCGCGATCATCATCGCCTCACCCCTTGCGATGTGCTGGCGGCCACGGCAAGCGACGTGCGGCTATATTCCAAGGCCTTGGAAATTTGAAGCGACCAGCTCGCACCGCTGCTATCGGGTGGGGTCGCCGTGGTCGAGGCGGTCGCCGGAGGTCTCCTCAGATTTGAGGACACCCTGACCAGCTCGGCGCCGTGCGCGCGGTCGACCAGCTTGGTGACCAGCGCGGCAACCAGCATGACCAGACCGACCAGCACGATCGAGGCGAGCAAGTCGGCATAGCTTTTCGGCGTCGTCATCGGCGCGCCCGACCGAACTTGCCAAGCGTCGCGCGCTCGCTGCGTTTCGATCACCTCGCGGCGTTGATCGATCATGCGACTTTCCTCGTTCGTCCTTTGGTGTTGCTTTCGTGCGCGCCGACTGGCGGCAAATGCGCGTGATCGGCGTAAAGCCAGGCAATGCGCGCTGGCGTCATGCCGCCGTGGGCAGTCTCGAAATCCGGCTTCTCGACCCCCAGCAGCGTCAGCGCCCGATCGACCACCGCCTGGGCGATCCGATCGGCCTCGGCGAACGCGACGCCGGCGAGACATAGCTCGGATCGAAAACGATGCAACGTCGTCCCTGAAAGGGCGAACGGCGTGAACCGCGACACGCGCATCATCTCGATCGCGCGGTCGACAGTGATGCCGTGCTGCTCGGCTTCACCGAGGAGATGATGGTCGCGGACCAGCTCAACCTGCGCCGAGGTGAGGACCGCCTCGGTAATGGCACGCTGGCGGCGCGCACGCGGCTTCGGCGCCGGCAGTTCGGGCACCGGCTCGGGCATCAGCTCGGGTTCTAGCTCGACGACCGGATGTTCAACGATCGTTTCGACCGGCGCGTGCTTCGCCCTGCGGATCGTCGATAGCGCGACGCCATATCGCGCGGCGAGAACTTTGCCGGTGTCACGGCTGGCGCGGATTTTGGCAATCTGCTCATCGGTGAGCGCGTAATTGCGCGGGCGATCGCCCATGACGCCGATGCGCACGTTGTCGGCGTGGTACCCGTGCTGGGTGTCGATACGGAGCATCCTGAAGCCGGCCGCACCATTGCGCTGACTCCAACGCCCGCTCTCGTTCCAAATCCTATCGAAGTCGGCGAACGATAGGTCGAAGGCGATACCGCGGCGCGTGCCGTGCGAGCGCAGGGAATAGAAGGCGTCTCGACGCTCTGCAGCGATGCCGACTAGGTCACCGCGCTTGGCGTTCGCCGCCGTGATCGCGCATCGCGGCGAGCAATATTGCGGCTGATACTTCGACGTCGGCGCGATCATCCGCAGGAATGTCTTGCCGCACGGCTCGTAGGCGCAGGTGAACGCCCTTCCGTGGGCGTCCGAGGCGATCCGCTGGCATCGATCGCTGCAATAGGTGCGGGTCGACCGGATTGCGTCCCAAACCGGCTCGCGGCAAACCGCGCAGATCGTCCGGCCGAGGTGAACGATCTGCTCGAACGCCGATACATGCCCGCGCGGGACAAGCAGGCGTAGCTCGGGATGGACCCAATCCAATTGACCCTCGGCATGTGACGGTCGCCTTGTGCCGATTTTCGCCAGCGCCGAACGAACGACCCGAACCGACCAGAGATGCGCGGTCTCCCAGAGACAGCCTTCACGAAGTAGCCGATCGGCGCGCAGGGCATGGATCGCAGCGCCCTCAAGCGCGAACGGCGAGGGCAACACCGGATCGCCCATCATCACGGCCAGCTCCGAAATGAAATCGCGGCGCTGAGCCGCCTTAGATGCCATTGCGCCCACCTTCGTGACCGGCGCGCCGGATGCTTCAAGGCCGCGCTGGTCTCGATCCAATCATCAGCCGATCACCTATCGGCCCGGCGGCGGCAGGAGATCGGGAAACGCGCGCGCCAGCCGGGCGCGGTTTCTACTATCGGCCGCAAGCTGGGCGCGGTTGCCGGGTATCGGTTCCTGCGGCTTGCCCGGCGCGGCGCCACTGGTTTGCACGACGCCGGACGCAACATCGGCCATCCGCGACCAAACGTTGATCAGCAAGTATTCGTCGCCGCCTTGCGAATTGCCGGGTTTCTTCAGACCCTCTTGTTCTGCCCAATCGTCCGCCGAGATCACGCCGTTTCGGCGCATAACTTCAAACCCTTCCTGGCGGGTCTTAAAGTCGCCGCGGAGTAGACCCTTCAAATCCAGCTCGACGATCAGATTTTGCCGGTTTTGCCCAAATAGCTTGAACGATGCCTCTTGCTCGAAACGCGCAACCCAGGGAACGATGGCGTCAACCACGACCTCGATATTTTGCGACTCGATCGAGGTGAGCGTGCCGCGGATAAGGTGCTGCACCTTGGCGGGCGGAACGCCGAAAACCCGGCAGATCATCTCGACGTGATAGTTCAACGTCGCAACGAACTGGCCCTCGTCCGGAGTGGCCCCAATTTTCGCGATGGTGGCATCGTTGTCCAAGAAGGCCCAGCTATGCGACCGACCGCCAAGGCGCTTTGCGTGGCGCCGCTCCATCTCGCTGCGCATACGCTCGATGCCGGCTTCGTCGCCTCTACCCTTGAGCTGCACGACGCCCGACAAATTCATGCCGGACCCGAAAAACTCGGCGCCGAAAATCTCGGCCGCTTGCGCCCAGCCTATCGCCTGGCTCATGTAGTCGATGACGTTCACGCCGACCGGCCCGTCGCCCCAGCCTTTGAGGTGGAAAAGGTCCTTCGGCTCCATGTCGACGAAGCCCGCCTGAGTGACGCTCGTCAGGTAGCTGGCGCCATTGAAGACGCGAAAATAGAGGCTGCCGTCGTCGTGCCGGTAGGGGATCACGCGCTCGGGATGAATCGGGTAAAGGCCGATCACCCGACCGACCTGATCGCGCTCGATCTCCGAATAGCCATTACCGTGCACGAGCGCCCACCGCATCATCGTTTCGCGGAAGGCGAAGGCGGACCATTCGGCCGACGGCCGGACGCCCAGAAGATTGATGATCGAGTGCGCAATCGGCGAGGTTTCGAGTAAAGTATCTCCTGGCTTGAATACTTTTACCGGCAAGCCGGAGACGGCTTGGCTCAAGTAACGAACACACGCCCAGACCGCTGGAACCTTTAAAGCCAGATCCGGGGTTACGAATTGACCTGCGGCTGTTCTATACTCCCGAGGCACACGCGGCGCGCTCTGCCATCTATAGTCACCCGTTTCTCTTTTATTGAAGAATTGAGCGACCCGGTTAAAGGGCGCGTCGAGGATGCCCCAGAAGTCCATGCCTTCCCCCTATGGCGCGGTGATTTCGTGAATGATCCCGGCGGCGCGAGCGTCGCGCGCCGTCAAGGTCCGCTCCGCATGGTCAAGCTTGGCGAGCGCGTAAGGCTCGATCCCGAGCCATCCGGCGACCTTGCTGAGAAACCGGCGGTCATGGGCGCGGAGGTCGCCGATCGCGCGCACCAGCTCGACGACGTTCGCACTCTCTCCGATCGCCGCGGTTGGCAACGAAGCGGAGTGAAACGAGAACTTGGTGCCAGCCTGGGCGAAACGATGGTCGGCGGCGGCCAGCACCGCGAGCGCGGCCGAATTGCAGTTATGCCGGGCCAGAACCGCGACATCGCTGGCCTCACGGATCGCGTCGCCGAGGT